CATAAGAAGATTTATCCCATTCGTTGAGAACACTTCGTGAACCACGACCACCATATACTTCAGCCTTGGGTGCGTCACCAAAACCTTTTGCAGTATTCTTTACATGCTCCGAATACCCTTTACCTTTTGTCATCATTAGTCTTCTCCTTCTTTCATTTCTTCAACTGCTAAACGTGATAGTACATTAACCTTAGTATTTTTTATATCTTTATCATCTTTCATTTCTTCGACTTTAACCTTAGTAAGATTATTCATTGCTGATAATTCTTTCTTTGTTGTTCTGTCTGCTTCAGCTTTCTCACGTTTAAAGTTATCTGTAGCACCAGACTCAAGCATACCAAGTATCTGTTCATTCTCTTTAAGTTCAAGTTCTTTTGTTTTAATCTCAAGTTCAGCGGCATTAAGTGCTGTATCTGATTGTAGCTTCTGCTGCTGTAGTTTAACCTTCTCTTGTTCAAGAGCAACCAGTTGTTGTTCTGGTGATTGTGCTTGACCCATAGCTTGATTGGCATTCATTACTTGTTTTGCTGCTTCTGCCATAGCCATTTCAATAATCTGTGGTTGATTCATTTGTTCAGGTGGTGCTTGTTGCATCATCTGTTCTGTAACACCACTCATCTGTTCTTGATACTTCAGTACAGAATGTTCTTGAATATTAGACTCAAGTACAGGTTTAATCCTAGCCATAATAGGATTAGCCCCATTCTGAGGGTCTTGAAGATAAGCCATCTTAACCTGTATATGTGCATCATGGTTCTGAGATGGGAATGCTGCAATAGGCAGACCCTTTGTAACAGCCATGATATCCGAGACAGGATCAAGAGGTTGAGGCTCAATCTTTGGTGGAAGTATCTGCTCTAGATTAGGCATGTTAGCAGCATTGAGAATAGTTCTATTTAGTTCCTCAATGTTAAACATTCCCGGTGGGGATTGCTGTGCCATTTGCAGAGCCATATTAGCCAACATCATACGATGTGCATTGGATGGAATGTTAGGATCAGAGACAGGAATAATATCTACACGTCCATCAAAGTCAGACTTGAAGATATCACGATCTTCAAATGGTACTTGGTATGGATACTTATCAGGTAGATAATCATAATCTATCTGTGCAAGGATTCTAAATTCATCCTTCTGTGATTTATGTAATCTCTTGTGGATTGCAGAGAAGAACTTACTTGAAGCTTCAAGCAATGCCATTGTAGTACCCACGGGTCCATAGGAAGCAGCATCAGAGATAACTTGCTCAGTGCTGTCCGCAAACTTCTGACCAGCATTAGCCACGAACTGAAGCATTGCTAAGAGCGTTTGGGAAGGCTCTTTATAGGGCAGGGGAATTATTGCCCTTGATAAATCAATACCAGTTGCTTCAACTTCCTTGAACTCGCCGGGGGCGATAGGATCGTTGTCACCAACCATCCGCACTCCTTTGGCCTTAAATCCGCCCGGTAAATTGGCAAACTGTCCTGCATCTATTAGGGAGCGCATTGCAGCAGTTGCCGACATGGTGAGGTTACCGAGGAAATGGATAAGGCCCAACCCGTAGAAACCAAAGCCGGGAACAAACCTATAATGAACGAAGTGACTTCGTTTCTCTTTGTTTGTATCATCTTGCTTGTAGTTTCTACGAATACTTAAAACTTGTCTTGACTGCTCTTCTACAGTCACAATATAAGGGCAAGGTACGCCCTCTTCTTCAATGTCAAGATAACAATGCTGTTCCAGTATTACATACTGTGGATCAGAATCATATGAGGGAGACAATCCAAGAATATTATCTATCTTGCTGGCAAACCCTGATGCAGAAAGCTGGGCTGGTTGAGGAAGTTCAATGTCTTTGTAGACACCGGCCATCATATCCAACTTCATGTCTACTGGGCTTTTATGAATTACATGAGTATAACGGTCCGCATTTCTAAGATCGTTTGCGTAGTAAGACACATAGAACTGGTCTATAGGGATAAATTCAGATACGGGGCGTTTCAGTGTAGCACTGTAGTAAACTTTCTTAAATGCTGAACCTATCAGGGGTAGATGGAAAAGCATTCTTTCAAATTCATCGAAGTACTCAGGCATCTGTTCAGTAAGCTGGAAGTTCATAAAGTTTTGAACTCTGTTGGCTTGCATCTCTTTCTCTGGTGTGGCTGCGCCAAGTATCTGTGCCTTGACGGGACCACTAGCAGGGAAAAGTTCACCTGAAGCTTTTGATTGGAACTTGACAGCCGATTCAATTAGTAGTGGATGTACAGCAGTACATGCTCCTTGGAATGGTTCTGATGCTTCTTGCAGCTTAAGACCAAGCAGATCAAAGCCTCGTTCAAACATAGACTCCCATTCAGACCTACTATCTCTATCGGCATTAAAGTTCTCAATAACATCAGTGGCAATATCTTGTAGTTCTTCTTCATCAAGGTCTGCGCTTAGATCACTGTACCACTCACTGATTTCTTCTGATGGTTCCATGACTGCATCTTCTTCTGAAGAGAAGTCTACAATTACACCACCGTCATCAGGATCAATCTCAATAGAGACATTGGAATTTTCTTCAGGCATCATGGCTACTATATTAGTCTCTGTAGCTTCAGGCATCTTATCAAAGGGATTACGTTCTGTAGCCATTAAACAATTCCTAATTCATCAAATAAAGCTTGAGTAGGTGATAGTTTTGTAGGAGATGCGTATAATTTATTAATAAATTCTTGTTCTACTGTATTAGTTGCTGGTTGAACAATAGGTTGGTAAGATTCTGAAGTAGGTATCGCATCTCTTAAAGATTTACGATATTCATTTGTTTGAGTAGTTGTGTCTGCTGCTTGCATTGCTTCACTTTGTCCAGCTAACCATTCATTAAATGGTTCTATACTTTTATTTTGAGCAGTAAGTCTTTCAGTTATATTACGTAATACTTCAGAGTTTTCTTTATTGTTAAAAGACTGTGCCATTGCTCCTAATTCTTCTTGGTTTTTTTCTTGTGGATAAAGATTGGCTATGTTGGCTATCTTATCAACCTTATCAATATATTCTTGCTGACCAAAATCATCTCTAGGTGGTTCTGTATAAGGATTTAGTTCTTCACCCATTTTATTTGAATAATAACTTCTAGTTGTTTCACCGGCTAACATTTTCCCCGGATTAAAACCTGCTAGTCTTGCTATTCCCGCTCCGGGTACTGCTGCACCAAACATTATATTGATAAGAGCTGATGATATCTTGTCTTCGGGAGTATATTCAGTTGTTCTATATTGTGAAGGGGGTTTAAAGATTGGTTCTTCCCTAAATGGGAGGTCTTCATAAGGGGCTTCTAGAGCTTCTGCTTCTGCTAGTGCTGCTTCCGCTTCTGCTGCGGTTAGGCCACGGGCATCAGTGGAAAGAGCATCCGGGTCTATTGAGTCTGCACCTGCTGCTGCACTCTCTGGACCTTGATCAAAATCAAAGTCTTCATCTTTGTCAGTGTCAAAGTCATTTGCTTCAGCTTCAGCTTCTGCCTCAGCTTCAGCTTCTGCCTCAGCTTCAGCTTCTGCCTCAGCTTCAGGATCGTCTTCTTCATCATCATCTTCATTACCACCGCTAAAGTAAGCAGGGATACCCATAGGGCCGGGACGGCCTGAACCACCAAGGTCTTTAAGCAAGGCTTGTTCGTCCCCATTAATCCATGCAAGATTATGAGGTTGATCTTTAATATTCACTTGTAAGCTTGAGAGTCCCGGCATGTTATTCCCCTAAATATTTTCACTATACTATTATACCATACTTTTTATCGTTATCCAAATTTAAAAAGACCAATAAGTTTTCTTTTTAGTTGGTGGTGCATCTTCAAGTTCTGGATCATCTGGATGTGTTAGATGCCAAGACTCTTTCATGTAGTGGATAGCCATTGTCATTGCATCTACTTGGTCATCGTGGGCAGCATTAGGGAACCTTAGTAGTTCCTCTACTAATTCATCTGACCACTTCTTCTTACTGGGTATCCACATTCTACCAGCCTCAATGATTGGAGAAGCTGAGTATACTCTGGATACCTTATCCCTGTCTGGTGTGTATTCCATTACAGGGAGACCACTCCGACGCATGTCCTGTAGCAAAGACTGCCCACTGGCTTTCTTCTCAACCATACACACGTCTGGTCTATGCTCATCATAAA